TCCGCTGATATCGTTTTTTATTACGTTCACACTTGTTACAACGTTCTGGATACTTCAAGTTGAACGACCTATGTGCATAACGCCAGTCTGGGTTTGCTTTCCTAGCAACACGCACATAGTCATCAGAATCGTCCTTTGCAGGATTGAAAGGACATTCGTCGCATGTGAATCCCCATGATTCATCAGACATGCCAAACATGCCTCTTTACTTGTTTAGGGGACACAATATTTCACCACCACGGGCAAGAGCATCGGCCAGGCCCTGCATGGCACCGTGGACACCAACCGCCGGAACCGTCCACGCGCGTTCTAGCACCGACCTCATTTGAGGTGCGACCAGAACGCCCGTGGCGTGTTCCGGCGGTTGAAATACAGGATGGACATCGAACCTGTCCGATCCATCCACTACCACAACAAAATTCACAACTCAAGACGCCACCTCCAACGGAGGAACACTGCAACCAATCAGGCAGTGGCGTTCATTGGCAACGATATATATCGTAGCCATTTTGCATTGTGGACAGAAGTCCTCTGGGCTTGGTACATAATCACGCATTGTTAGGTCGCATAATGGTAGTATTATTCATTATTGCGACAGTTAAAAATTAATAAGCCCTTTCATAATAGGTTATTCATGGCAGGCGCAAATCTCCCAGCAAAGAAGTATAAGAAAACAAACCCGACCTCACTGAGGTTGTCGTTTGAAGCAACTGGCGGTGGAACTCGATTCATCGACATTGCAAAAGCCCTTAGCGGTTTGAACAGAAAATTTTACCGCCAAGGCGTTTATTATTATGTTAATTCAATTGAAGTCTACAACAATGAACAAGCAGTTGTAGATCTACATACGTTACCAGATAACTGGGTAACAAAGAATGCATGGAATCGTGGATTTCAACTATTCCAAAAAATGAATTCAATGACAGACAGTCCAATTTCTAACATTGGACGACCAAAATATCATGATTTCAAAGTTTACATGAGTGATGCACATCGCTCAGCAGGTTCTCTTACACCTGCATTATATTCAACTGATGGAACATATTCAGTTGATGAAACAACACCAGATGACTGGGTTTATTCCAAGTTTGTATCAGCTGACAGTGACGGCGATATAGATCCACAGAATCCTCAACAAATTAATCAAGAAGCAGATGACTTCTTTGTACATATGCTAGGACCTCATGCAGGTTCTTCAGATAATTGGAACAGTATCGGTTTAATTCGAAGCTACGCCGATACTCGACCACAACCTCAACAATTTGGTGACCCTGCAATTCCAGCAGGTGCATCAACTGACCCATTGGTCAATGTATTTGATTTCAGTTCAGAGGAACAAATGAACGACATCATGGCAAATTTAGAAGCCGATAACGATAGAACTCCGTACAATCATGACGGATACATCGGCACACAATCTGACAACATGTATCATGTTGCTCGTATTGGAACAGAAGTCGGACTCGGACGAGTTGGCCGAGCTTCAGGCTTCTGCGTACCATTTGGGCTGATTTGTATTGACACTAATGCATCATCAGCATACCGAGTTGTCATCAATCTCGCTTCAGGCACGTATCACGGCGTATATGCGGAGCGTGCTTAAACATGGACGGGTCAGAGAGCAACCAATTAACCAACACGCTCGACACCATTGCTGACGTCAGCATGCCCGTCCGCCTACTCACTCTTCTCAAGCAAAACCGTCTTGAGATGATGATCGTCACGATCTTGTTGTATTCAACTGGATTGTTGACTGATGCAACAACATATGCACAAGGAGTTTGTTAAGATGGCACGACGACGTAAGACAACAGGAAAAACAACATTTGGCAAAGCATTTCGTAAGAAGTCATCTTCTGGGAAATTCAAGAAAGGAACTCTCATCCGTTACAAGTATGTTAACGGACGACGAGTCGGTTCCGAAAAGGCTCGCAAGTGAGAGGCATGAATGAATACAAACGTGAATGGATGATCAACGCTGGATTAATCCATTTTACTCCATATGTCAAACATAATTCAGAAGATAATTCAATTGACATTGGAGTAGAACTCAACACAATGTCTGAAGCTGCGGATGCAGTAGCCAAGACTGGAATGGCCATTGCCAGAGGAGTCGCAATATCACAAATCGACGGACCACTACCGTTTGCAGATGTAGTGGGTTTAGGAGTTGCAGTCATCGGAGCAGGAATTGCCTGGTGGGATTTCTTTGATGACCGATTTTGATTTACGCATTATACCAAACGATGCACAAACTCTGCCATCTTTGGTAAGATATTTTGAGATGTAAGAAGCAACTTTGTTCTTAGATCCAGCACCTCTTGGAGCAACGTAGTTGATTCGACCTAATCCAAGAGGAAGTAAAGTTTCACAAAACTCCTTCAATTTAGTATTATGAATGAATGGTGCTACTGCAACCATGTGAATGTGGGCATGATGCTTGTAAACCATCCCACCAATATCCTGATAACTTCGGGTGGTCATTTCAGGAACATAGACACCACCCTTAATCCCAGCCTCGATTAACAGTTGTCGAGCTGCGGGTAAAAGTGAACGCAACTGTTTCAGTTCGTTAACACCATCTGGATCGAAAGTCCAGAGGGAAGGAAGAGCGAAGGTTATGAGTTTAGGCCTTCGATATTTCCAATCATCAAGAGATTCAGCGATATCATAGATTTTCGTAAGTCTTCGACGCATCCGCTGATATCGTTTTTTATTACGTTCACACTTGTTACAACGTTCTGGATACTTCAAGTTGAACGACCTATGTGCATAACGCCAGTCTGGGTTTGCTTTCCTAGCAACACGCACATAGTCAT